TTCAACGTCCGTTCTACTTCTCTCCATCGCTAAATCCTGCATGAACCCCATCTAATCACCTCGGATGCAAGTCTTTCTTGCCGCAATGCGGGCATACGCCCGTGACCGCCTTGGCCCTGAGAATACGTGGTGCGACCCAACCGCAGGACCAGCATTTCGCGCTAGTCCACTCACTCATCGGGCATCACCGGAGCGAACATCGTACCGACAAGACCTAACTCCTTGTCAATCATATGGGCGCACAAACCCGCTCTTGCCATCGTGTAACCATGTCTCGCATGATATCTGTCCTCGCCAGCCAAACTCGGCAACTGTATAATCATACAGCCGCCCCGCTCGACCATCTGTTGATGGTGAAGGTGTCCGTGGAACCACATGTGATTCTGCGTAGAACCCCAGTCTCTTCTCGCTTCGTGTGCCATCAGGGAATGTAACTTCTTGAGTACCTTGCCGTCACCGTGGGTGAAGCCCAACAGGTTGTTGCCGTACATCATGTACTGCCTGATATGCGGGCTGACGACGACAGTAACGTCTTCAACGTCCTTGTAGTATGCGTCTATATACATCATGAGCATCAGTGAACTGTGCCTGTCGTGATTGCCGCCCATGAACACTATCTCGATGGGGGCTACCGCTCTCAGACTGTCGATATGCTCCTGCGCCAACTGACATCCCTGCATGAGAATCTGTGCCGGGCTGCCCGCCATGTCCTGCGGCGTACCCTTGGTAGTCTGACCCACATCGTTGTCAACGTGGAACCAGTCGGAGCCAGCGGTCAGGTATATCTTCTCAGGCTTGCCGGGGAGTCTGCTCACCAACTGGCTCGTCTTCTCAAGCAGCCTGTCTCGTGCCTCATCGAATCCGTATTCCTCTCCGACCTCTAACTTCCAGCCAGCCTTGCCGTAGTGCAGGTCCGTGGGGGAAATGACTACCGCGTAGTCCCTGTCAGACGGGTCTATCTTGTATGGTTTGACCGCTTTCGGCTTGTGATTCACCATCAACTCCTTGAACTCGTTGCCTATGCTCTCGTTGAGATACCTGTATGCGTCAGCCTGTTTCTCGATGTCTCTCCATCGCTTTGCCTCCGCCTTGTGCATGACATCAAGCCTTCGCATGGCAACCATCTCGTCAACCATGTCATCGACTGTTCGCATCTTTATCTCGTGGTCCGTGAACGGGTCCATCGCGTGTCTCCACCCGTGTATGCGCACGTATTCGTTCAATAGCATCACTGGCATATCGAAGTTACGCGCCATGTCATCGACGGTCATGTTGCCGCCGTCCTTGGAATAAGCCCTGCGCATGGCACGGTGCTTGTCACCCTCGACCACGTACATACCGTCAACCGCGTCTAGTATGCAGATGTACCTGTCGTTTGACTCGTCATGATAGAACTTGCTCGCTATCAGTTCCGGTTCGTCGGAGTATTCCGACGCATCTCTCTTGAAGGTGTTGCCCTTCTTCACCCAACGCTGTATGGCCTTGCGCCATGCGTCCCATCCTCTTCTCGGCTCTATCTTGTGAAGGAATTCTGCGAACTGCTTCTCATTCACAAATACTCTATCTTTGGCATATTTCTCGATGAGGTCTTCCCCACCTTGGAATCTTCGCTCTCCCATGCTCTTTTCACGGTTGGGGGTTTTATTAATGTATGGCACACACCCAATTATTTCAATTGATTTTGCTCTTAACAAAAAGAATAAAACGCTGGACTGAGCGAATTCTTTCAATTTGTTCTATTCTTTCTATAGTATGTTTGGAAAGAAGGCCAAAGGTAAATAAGTTTTCTTCTACACTATAGAAAAAATTGAAAAAATAAACAAAATTAGCGCAGTATAACGTTTAATTCTTTCAGTAAAACGCGAAAACAATAAAAATAATTAAAACCAACACCCCAACCATTAATAAACACCCGCACTAAAGTAATGCTATGGCCGAAGGTAGCCGATGGAACATCTTTCGCGCACGAAAGAGAGAGAACCCTAATCCTATTATAGAGCGAATGGGCATGATGGTTGAGCCATTCAACCAAGTTGCAGGCGTACCCGATATCATGCGCGACACTGAGCGAATGAGAACTGACAGCAACTTCGACAACGAGTTCGACCTGTACGACCAAATGCTCAAGATTGACCCCGAACTGAACGGTGCGGTGCGAGCAGTCAGCCTCACAGCCAACAACTACGAGATAAACTACTCACGCGGGAAGAACGCGGCTATACGAAACGCCGTCCGTCAACTCGTTGAAGACAACATAGACTTCGGTGACATCATGATTAACGCCATGAGAAACCTGATGGTGTACGGCAACGACATCAACAAGATAGTCGGCAGACAGGGCGTAGGAGTCACCGACATACAATCCCTGCCCGTGAAGCAGATAACCATCGTTGACGAGAGAGGCGGCCTCGGCTCATACTTCGTCGCAGATGAAGAGAATCCTATTATCAGGGCAGACAAGTATATGCTGCGAGAGGGTTCGATGTACGAGCGTGAGATGCCGGCATCCGAGATAATGCACATCAAGATTGACTACCGCTCCAACTGGTTCACCGACGATAAACTACGCAAGACATACGGTGTGTGGGGGGCGTCCCGATTCACCGCGCTCAAGCAGCCCATACGCATGAAGTACAACAGCATGAACAACCGCGTGAGCCTTGAGGACTCGATGACCAAGCAGTTCATCACCATCGACAAGTCGGCCATCGACCACATCCAAGACCCCGCTGAGCAGGCTGAGAGGCTTCAGCACATCATGGACGAGGTTATCACGCTGTTTGAGGGACTGCGGGGCGACCAAATACCAGTTCTCCCCCACTACGTTCAACTGCATCACGTCGATGTGGGCAACTCGGTTCCCAACAACACGGACTTCCTCGACACCATCAACGCCGACATAGCAGCCGTTCTACAGGTTCCCCGCGTGGCTGCCGGGCAAGAGCGAGGGTCCACTTTCGCGGCGACCTACAACGCGAACCTGTGGGCCGTTGGTGCTATCAGCAGGATGCACCGAATACTCGCTGACGCCGCTGCCAAGTTGTTCATGGTTCACCTCGACCTCCTGAACATCTCCTACCGCAAGCAGGACCTACCCACAATCAAGTTCGACGCTATGGACTCGGAAACGCCCCTCAACATCATGCAGCGTGTTGTTCTAGGCTACAACGCGGGCGTCCTCACACTAAATCAGTCTTTGGATGTCCTGAATTTGCCGAAGATTGGACGTGATGGAGACATCAGAAAAGACGCACCAGCAGGCGGAAGAGTAGGCGAACTACCAAGAGAGAATTCACAGCCGGGTGCAGCAGATGGCAACTGATATAGGCACTACCAGCACGTTTTGGGGCGATGTGCTGTTCTTCGGGTTCTACGGACTTGCTTTAAGCCTAACTTTAATTTTAATGGGTGAAATGTTAATAAGACGCAAGAAGACTGGTGTGGACATGGCACGTGGTAATCATTCAGGCCCCAACGACAAACTGATGTTGATTTTCGGTTTAGGCGTCGTTATATCTTGGGTGACTATAGCCGCTACAGCATCGTACTTCAGCATCGTTGAAGAGAGAGAAATCACAGATTCACAACTCACCGTCATCGGTCTTCTCGGCGGTCCCGCACTTCTCATGATAACCTCGGTCCTCGACTTGTTCAAGGGCAAGGAATCTGCCAAGATTAACATCCTACCCGACCAACTCGCATCCGATGTCGCATCCACAGATGCGGAGAAGGACCACGTTAGAGTTCTTGAGTTGGCACGCATCAACCACGAACTTGAGATGGAGAAGATGCAGAAGTCCCACGAACTGAAGATGGACGAGTTTGTAACGACCAAGAGTGGGGGGAAGAAGTGAGTTATGAATTCTTCTTCATCCCTGTGTTCTTTCTGTTCGTTGCAACTTTGCTCGATATGTGGCTTCGTAGGCGAGGACTTTGATTGATTCAATCTTTTACCTCCTTTCTTCCATCTGCTGTTTCCTGTGGATAGGTTTTGGCTTGTTTCTATGGGCCAAGGTTCTTGAGCATACGAGGTTATGGGATGACACCGAGGATTTATTGTAGTCTTTGGTTCGTTGTATTTTTTATTTCCCTTATTTTAGACTGGTTCAAATATCACAAGCGATAACATTTATCAGTCATTAGTCATAAAAGCGTTTCATGCCTATCAATCGTAAGTTGCAAAACATCATCGGCACAGAGCATATCACCGACGCTGCGGAAACGGCAATAGCGGCCCAAGCCTCCGGCGGCGCAACCGTCGCCTTCAAAAATGTCGCTGTCTCAGGTCAGGACAACATCGTGGCAGACGCCGCGACAGACACCCTTAATATCGCTGCTGGTTCCAATATCACACTTACGACAAACGCAGGGACAGACACGCTTACCATAGCAGCAGCAGGTGGGACTACCGGCTACACTTACACAGACACAGACGGTTCCGAGCAGTTCCTCATATCAGACACCAGCGACACCTCTCTTTTCAAAATAGAGCAAGCAGGGACAGGTAACGTTCTTGAGGCTCACGACCAAGCATCTGATACTACTATATTCAAAATAGATAATGCTGGAAAGACAGTGATAGGAGGCACTTCCGCAAGCACAACACACGCCGCTTTCTTCCTGTATGTGAACGGTGATACGAGACTATCGAGATTGAGAGTCGGCACAGGAAGCAACGGTGAACCCGGAATACACTTTGAGGGTGACAGCGATACCGGCATTAGAAGAAGTGATGCAGACAAACTTGGTTTCATCACCGGAGGTAGTGAGAGACTTAGCATAGGTTCAGCAGGTGAAGTTCTAGTTGGTGGTTCCGCTGCTGGCACATCCGGTCAGGTTTTGACATCGGGTGGAAGCGGTGCTGCGGTTTCTTGGGCTGCTGGCGGCGGCGGTACTTACGAACAATTTGGGGATATGTCAAGCATACACGCTGACAGGAAATATATTTACCCAAACACGTTGCCTCCGTTCTCGATGCACCAAACAAGTTTCAGTAGTCAGACAATATCAGATGACATTATATTTAGCCCTGTTCTTTTTCTAAATGATATTACGGTTTCAGAAATAGGAGTGCATGTCGCCAGCGCAAGTGGCCCATTTGAAGTCGCTTTGTATTCATCAAATGCAAATCTCCTACCAGCAACAAGAATGCACACGGCTGCATCTTTTTCCGCACCCGGCGCAGGTAATATCTTTACTGCTTCCATACCCGGAGGCAACATAACTCTAAGTGCCAACACTAGATACTACATAGGTGTAACAAACACAACAAACGGTACCAATACTTCTGTTAGAACTGTTGGTAGTGCCGGAACTACTATGAAAATAGGCAGCGACATCAATAGGTGTGCTATTGCTATATTTCTCGGAACTAATAACTCTTTACCGGCAACTATTCCCCAAGATACCAATCTTGCTGAATTGTATCGTGCGCCGATGGTGATACTTGTGGAGGCTTAAGAATGAGAGCGTCAAACAATAGAATAAATCGTGACACTTACTTTGTGGATAGCGAAGGAAATCAGATAAAAACAGAACGTCCTATCACTTGGGAAGAAATTAGAGAGGAAAGGGATAGAGAGTTGTCTGAAACTGATTGGTGGGCTATGTCAGACAGGACTATTACTGATGCACAGAAAAACTACCGAACTTTCCTAAGAAACTTACCAACGAACTACTCAACACCCAAAGAAGCGCAAACCGCTTGGCTTGCGTATGATATGGCTGGCCTGTGATACTATGCCAATAAATCGTAAACTACAAAATATCATAGGCACAGAACACATAACCGATGCGGCTGAGACTGCCATCGCTGCACAGGCAAGCGGTGGGGCGACTGTCGCTTTCAAGAACGTAGCCGTTTCCGGGCAAGATAACGTTGTTGCCGACGCTGCTACCGACACGCTTACTCTAGTTGGTGGAACTAACGTCACACTTACCACTGACGCTTCCGCCGACTCGGTTACTATCACCGCTGCTGGTGGCAGCAGTCAAATCAGCCACACACCTCAACTTGCCGTTCCCCTTTTCGACGCAGCAGGGGGAGTAGTAACCGTATATCCCCTACTAGCATCAGGTCAATCCGGTTATGGTACAACAAGCAACTTGTGGAATGACAGCGTTGGGACAACGACTCTTTTCCTATGGCCCTGCATAGCACCCGCTACAGGAACTATAAACGGGCTTCAACTAAGAACAGGTCCGGCGGCTGGTGATGACCTACACATCGGTCTATACAAGTCGGACGCCAACGGACTCCCTAACGGAGCCGCTGCATTCAGCACTACTATAAGCCCTGCTACCAATACAAGTTACTCTCCCACCATAAGCGTTTCAGGTGTTACCAAGGGAGACATACTTTACTTTGCTACGTTTGGGCAATCCAACAGAACTAACTTACGAGTCACAGACGTATCAACAGGTGGCACTTTCACAGTTCCAAGAGGTGTTGCTTCAGTGAATTACTCGGCTGGTGGCAACCAACAAATTACTCGACTTTCAGGTCAGACCAACGGGGTCTTTCCGACACTATCATCGTCCACCGCATACACCGGCACAGGAGAACCGGCCTATGTGCCGAGGATAGGTATAACGTTCTCATGAGGTGATTGAATGACAAAGAGAAAATTAATGACGCAACAGGCTGACGGCTCATGGGTGGAAAGCACATTCGATGCAACTTGGTCTGAGATACTACCGGAAAGAATATACTTGTTAAAGAAGACTGACACATGGTATCTATCCGACAGGTGGGCGCAGTTGACAAGCGAGCAGCAGACAGCACTTAACACCTTCAGGCAGACTCTAAGAGACTTGCCGCAGAACCACGACAACGCCAATGACGCCTTCGACAACTTCCCTGACCCCGAAGATTGGATGGTGAAGTGATTGCCTACGAGAAGACCTGATGAGAACAGGGCAGCATTCATCAACAGGTGCATGGCTGACACAAAGATGAACCGTGAGTTCCCTGAGCGTGAGCAAAGGTACGCAGTCTGTTTGAGTTACGCAGACAAGACGGCTGATGAGAGGTCAACCCCTGCGCCCAAGAAAGACAGAATCAAGGGTAGTCCCAAGAACAAGCCGGGTTCTGCCAAGCCCGGTGGTAAGGTGACTTTCTCCGAGAGTGTCACTACCTCGCTTAAGAATAAGGTAAAAGCGCACAATGAGAAGTCAGGTCGCAAGGTCACACTCGGTATGCTCAAAGCGGTTTACAGGAGAGGTGCGGGCGCATACTCCACTTCCCACAGACCCGGAATCAGCAGGGCCGCATGGTCGATGGCGAGGGTCAACGCATTCCTCAAACTTGTGCGCTCAGGTAGGCCATCCAACCCCAAATACGTTCAAGATAACGACCTTTTGCCGAGAGGACACCCAAAGAAGGGTAGCGGTAAGAAGGATTAATAAGTCACTATTTTTCTTTGGTCTTCATGTCGTGCGGATGCGGTTGCGGTGGAGAGCAAGTTGCATACGAGGATTGGGGTGACACGGATGTCACCGCAGCAGAGTATCAAGGTCGTAATGTTACACTTAACAAGCCTTTCCGCACTCCCGGTGCTAATAAGAAATTTGGAGTATATACTAAAAATGACAGCGGCAATGTTGTTTTGGTGAGGTTTGGCGACCCCAACATGGAGATAAAGCGCGACGACCCTCAGAGAAGAAAGAACTTTCGTTCCCGTCATAACTGTGACAGCCCCGGCCCGAAGCATAAGGCTAGGTATTGGTCATGTAGACAATGGCGCGGCGGAAATAAGGTGGAAGCAATGGAAGAACCATGTGGATGTGGATGTGCTGATGAATGTGATTGTGAGGGAGAATGCGTATGCGCTTCCGATGTACGTGCTGATATGTTGAGGCGTGGTGTCTATGACAACCCCGGTGAGGCTATGGAAGAAGCAAAGAAGATGGGTTGTGATGAGATACACCAACATGATGAAAACGGCAAGACCGTCTTCATGCCATGCAAGACTCATGAGGAATACATGAGCAAGAACAAGGGCAAGGATGTCGAGGTCGAGAGTTACTACATGAAGAAGAACAAGGAAGAGGAAGAGGCTTCCTATCATCACAAGAAGACAAGTTCCTGTGACCCCGGCTACGAGAAGAAGGACGGCAAGTGCGTCAAGGTGGCTGTCACGTTAGAGATTGACATAGAAGAGGTCGAGGCAAAGGTCATGGCCGAGACAGGAGAAACCGTGTACGAGATACGCGGAATTGCTTTCCACGAGGGTATGAACAAGAACAAGTGGTCGCTCACACCTGCTGGCGCAAAGTCAGTGGTTGACCAAATGCAGGGAGCAGATTTAACTCTCATGCACCCCAAGGCTAACGAGCATGGTGCGGGTTTTACGCGCAACATGGAAGGTCTTGAAGAATCAAACGTCGGCTACATCGTCAGCGCAACCTTCCTGACAACCAACGCTGGTTATGATGTAAGATACGTCGCACACGTTACACGCGAAGAACTGTTCGCCTCTATGGAGGACGGCCTTTGGAAGCAAGAGGGCTATGGAGTCTCTATAGGCGGTTCGGGTATTCCCGTATCGGCTGACGAGGATGGCCTCGTCTTTGGCGAAGACTTCACTTTCGACCATCTCGCTCTTGTCAGGAGGCCGGCATACGATAGAGCCAATGTTGAGACAGTGGAAAAGAAAGAATTGGAGAAAGCACCAGTGATTTCATCCGAATCCGAGCAAAATATTATAAGTCATTCAACTCCTGCTGAGAATATTAACCCAATGGTGATTGCTATGACCGAAGAAACAATAATTGAAAACACCGAGGCAATGGAAGCACTACAAGCCGAAATCGTCCTCGCTAACAGCCGAATTGCAGAATACGAGGCAGAAGCAGCCGCTCGTGTCGAGGCCGAGAGAATGGTCCTCGTTGAGAAGGCTTCAGAACTCGGAATGTCAGGTCACGATGACCTATCGACCCCAACCCTTGAAACGCTCATCGCGTCATGGGAAGCCTCCCACCCGGAGCCAACCCCAGTCGAGATGACCTCAGTAGAGTCGGTCGAGAAGCCAGTCGAGGCTTCTATGCCCGGCGAGGAAGAGAGGCCAATGGTTTCCAACTACCTCAACGGTAAACTCGTCAGCAACGACGAGAGAATTTACTCCAAGGCTTGGAATGCTTGGGCATCCGCTTGGAACAAGACACTTGCAGCAGATGAGCGCAACAGAATGAGTGCGCCATCCTATGATGCAATGAAGGAGATGATTTGAAATGTACGGAGAAGGAGCAGACCCACGAAACGCAACACTGAAAGCAAGCACGACTGTCAGTGGCAAAGGACTACTACTCGTGAATGATAGCACAAACAACACTCTTGACCTATGTGC